ACTAACTCTGTAGTAAAGACTTTTTGTAAACGCTGGATTGTTCTGGCGTATCTGATATCCTTTTGAGCTAATGTTGACTTATCTTCTGATGCGCCTTCACCTCTTGCTAGATATGCTTGTGGAACCTTAATAGCAGAGAACATCTTGTCTCTGAGATATTTAACGTCGTCAATGATTGCTGTAAACTGTCCACCGGGAAGATTCTCAATCTTTGTTCCAGATTGACCACCACGAACAGGAATATAATAATCTTCTTCAATGCTCATTGGGTTGTAACGCAAATCAACACGACCAGATGCAGCATCTATAACTTGGTTACGCTTCATTTGAGTCTTGACACGTTCAACGTGTTGTTCATATTCGTGTGGTGGAATACCGCCCATATCAATATAAAATACACGTCTTTCAGCAGAGCGAACCATACGATATGCCATCATGGCATCTTCAATCATAATTAACTGACGCCAGATACGTCTTGCTGGTTCTAATACTGAAGTGCCGTATGGTGCATACTTATCCTGTCCTAAGATTCTAAAATGTGCAACCTGCCAGTTCTCAAATGTTAATCCAGCAGCGTTCCATTGAAATTGAACGTAGTTTGGATTTGTTTTATCTTGCCCTTCTAATCTTTCCACTTCTTGTGTTGGAAGAGCTGTACACGATTTGATACCTAGATTTTCATCAATATCAAGATACATAAATAAATCACCGTACTTACACATAGTACGGCACCATGAATACATGTTCATTTCAATATTTAATACATCATAAAATAGCGTATTAAGTATTGATTTAATTTCTTCATTGTCACATTCAACATTTAACATATTTCTGAAATCATTAAATGTGGTCATTTCATCAGAATAGATATCAAGCGCAGATGCTAGTTCTGGAGTGAATTCCATTTGATCAAAATCAAGGTAACGCTCGTTACGATTTTGATTCTGTAACATTACTGTATTAATATAGTCGTATGGGTTATGACCAGCTTTTTTGAAAGCCTTTCCGCTTGCAGAAGTAAATTTACTTTTGTGTGTTCTAGGCTTCTAGCATTTTGAACGATTGCTGTATCTCTAATCCAACATGCGATAGCAAGTGACATTACTAAATCATCGTGTCTATTTTTAGCTGCTTGTGGTCTTCCATTTACCCATATGAATGTTTCTAGCTCTCTGAAGGTTCTCTTAGAATTAATCTTGATAGCCTTGTTACGAACATACTCATCAAGCTTTGCTATGATAAGTGGTCGTGTTTTAACAGATGTAGGGAATCCCGGCACATCTCCATCAACGAAGCCCTTTTCTAACTTCTCTTCAACGTAGTCTGTAATATTTCTTGTAGAGTAGTAAATATTAGGATATCCCATTTCAATTAACTTTGTTAATACTGAGAAGCCTATGTTGTTGTTTTCTACACACAACAAGCAATTTCCATAGTCCCTACCTGTCATAAATAGTAGTTTAGCAAATGAATCTAAATCTATTTTACCTTGATACTCGGCTACTTGATTCATCGTTTTAACATCTAAAACATGGAATACTGAGAAATCTTCTCCGTCACCTCTAGCAACGTCAGCAGATATTATATAAGAACCATCCTGATTATACTCTTCCCAGACATATAGATTTCTATCCATATAGGTTCTGAACGATGGTTCTGTTGTTTCTTTCTCAATTCTTTGTATATGATCTATAGGAATAACTGTATCACCCGAACCGTTAAATGCACAGTTATATTCTTGTGCAATATAGCGTGGGTTCATGTTTCTTGTTTCTTGTTCAAACCATGCTTGATCACGCTTGGGATGGACATTCCAAGGTAAAAATGTAGGGTGGAAAGCATTTTGACTTTGCTCTGCCTTAACGTATGTATCGTGGAACCAGTTACCAATACCGTTTGGAGTTGACAGAGCAATGCATCTACCGCCCGTGGCAATTGTAGGATAAATAGCAGCCCACAGTTCGTCTAACGTATCAATGTGTGCTGCTTCGTCAATAACCAGTAAAGCCAAAGCCTCTGAACGACCAGCGGCGGCAGAGGAGGCAGACGCCTTGATCTGAGATCCGTTATCTAGGGAGAAACTGTTTTTATTGTCAATAGATACCTTTGCAATACGCATCCATTCTGGTACGTTCTTAATCATTGTCTTAACTGCTTTGACTAAGTTTGCAGCAGTATCAAGTTTGGTAGCTAATACTAATACGTTCTTTTGTCTATGAAACAACATTAGCCAAGTGATATATCCAGCAGTAATTGTGGATATACCCATTTGGCGAGACTTAAGAATAATATTAAATCTGTGGTTGTTGAAATCATCTAGCAACTTATCTTGAAAATCATATGTATTAAATAGGATTAATCTACCATCAACTGTATTTGGAATGTAAGCGTAGTTTTTCAAGAAGTAAGATGGATCTTTTCCACACTTCAGTATCTCAGATTTAATTTCTTGTTTTGTTAATGTTATTTTATTAGCCATTTAGTTTTCTGAAAACGTCCATATCTAGGAACTTTTTAATTGATTCTTCTAGTTTATTTGCTTTATTAAAATCTTTTTGAGCTTTTTCTGCTTCCTTAGATAGTACTGATTCTTCCTGACCTTCAATCTCAGATAGATTACCAATTTCATATACCTTATGTGCTGTTACTTTGATTGTTCTACGATTTACAGTTTCAACTAGAACATTTACTTCACCGACTTGTTTTAGCTTTAAGCTTCCATTGCTGCTATATGATTTATATTGCTTCTTGATGTTAGAAACAATCTCTTCAATGGTATCATCAATCTTTTCTTCAAACTTTGAATTATGAGCGTTTTCAAACTTTTCTTCGCTGTTATATGTAACAATCATGTTCTTTCCAGAAAACTTTACGCCAAATCCGTCCAGAACAACTAATTCGCCTTCCTTGTCTCTTCTTAAGCCAAAATCAACACCGCTTCCGTGATGCTTATTGTGAACAGCGTTTGAAATAGCTTGCACAACTTCTAAAATCTTATTTGCCATTATATTTATCTCCATCAAACCATTTTTGTTCTCTGCCTTCTACAACCAAATAATAACACTTATTGCAGGTTTTAAACTTATTTAAATAAAGATCATCCTGTTTGTCAAAAGAGTAATTATTACAGTTAAGACAGATTTTTTGTGTATTTTCAGAAGTAAGTAGTTTTTTAGGCACTAAAACGCCATCAACCTCTACTTTTTCCTTTTGTTCATCTGATTTACTTTCTTTAATTCTGAATTCTTTTAACTGCTGTAGATATTCTTTTTCTTTGCTTTCATCCCATAGCGACTTTGGATTTACAACTGCAAGTTCGCCATATTCTTTTGATATTTCCTTTTCTAAGGCAGCTATATAATTCCAATCTTTTTGTTCCATGTATACCTTTCTATTTTAGTATATAAACGATAGTCCCAGCAGTAATTGTACCGATAGCAATACCGCTAACAAGATACCAAGTCTTATTTCCTATTTGTTTCTGTAGCTCGGTAATCTTATGATCTTTCTCAGATAGTGCAATCTTATATGTATCGTCCATTAATTTTAAGCGTCTTTCACATAATTGTGAAGTTGTGTCAGATTGAATCTTGCATGTTTCCTCAATGTGTTCTTTTTCTACCTTACACATCTCAACATCTTTTTTCTTCTCAACAGTTACTTTAGCCAATGCTTCTGGACTGAATAGGAATCCACTATATGGTGCTTGATGTTCCTTCTTTAAATGCTGGAAGGATTCGCCATATAAACTAAATGGAAATAATAAAATAAGTAGAAATAGTTTTTTGTTAATCATTTTCTATGTATTCCAGCCCTAATGCTTTGGCTGCCTCTGCTCCAAGGATGTCTGGATCTTCTTCATAAGATTCAATTAGTTCCACTTTCTTTTCTTCGGCTTGCTTTACTACTTCTTCTTTCTTCTTTTCTGTCTTCTTGTGGACTTCAATTGTTTTTTCTACTGCTTTGATACCAATCTCTGCAATATCCTTTGCACCTTCGTTTGCTACTTGAACAACCTGATTAATATGTGGCTGGCCTTTGTCTTCCGCAACGTGTTCGGGTTCTTTCTTGAAGTGGTGATATACAACAACACCACCAACTAATAGTAGAATAATACCAATACCATACCATACTTTCTTACTTAGAAGTAATGTTACCATGTTTCCACCTTGTCGCAATATCTGCTGCGCCTTCAATTCCAATATATGCTAGTGCAATTGCTGACCAATGATCACCATCTACTTTTCCACAACTAACTAAAAGAGTAGCCACAACCATAATAAGAAGTTTTCTAGAAGTTACTTTTTCTTGTAACTTATCTAGGTATCCCTTCTTATCGGTTGTGGCTACTTTGGTTTCTTTGTTTGGCACATTGCACCTCCTACTATAAGTAGTTAGATGCTAATATGGGCGATTCCGTTTTCGTTACGGTCTAGTAGGATTTGAAAATCAACTGAGTCTTTTAGTTGTTCCAAGTGTGTGATTAGAAATACTGTTCGGAACTGAGTCTTTAATAAGTCTAACACCTTTGAGAACATCTCTAGATTTTTAGCATCCATTGCTGTTGCTGGTTCATCTAGGAAGATAGCATCACATTTGGGCAATGAACACACATTCACTAATGCCAAACGGATTGCAATAGAGGCCATCATTTTTTCTGCTCCAGAACCTAGTTCTATTGGTCTTGGTTGTTGTTCTGGGTGTTCAATGTAAATCTCTAACTTGTCACTCTCTGCTTCCATATAAACATTGAACTCAGCAAAGCCCGAAAGTATCTTTTCAATTTCACCGTTAATGATAGGTAAATGTTTCTTGACAATCTCAAATGGTACACCGCTTGGATGCATCGCTTTAATATACAAATCAAATGCAGAGTATTCTTCTACATTGTTTTCGTAATCTTTCTTTTCTGCCTTGTAACTTTCCACCTTAGCTGTATTTGATGCAACTGTTCCAATCAAATTAGCGATTTCTTGCTCTTTACTAAAAATAGAAGTCTTTAAGACATAGATTTTATTTAAGGTAATATTGAGTTGTCTTTCTTTTTCTTTTAGATCGTCAAACCCCTTAAATGATTCATATTCCGATTTTGTATTATTAAAATCATTATTAAGAATAATTAACTTCGCTTGTACTTCTTTGAGAGTTTTTAGTCTTAAATTTAATTTATCAGAATATTGTGTATGCGACTTTTTAAGTTCTTCATATGAACTGATACCATAATTAACTTGTTTGATATCTCCCAAGCTATTTAATTCATTTTCCTTCTTGACTTTATTCTGCTCCATCTGTAAAGATTTAACTGTTAAAGGTACAAGAAGATCCTTTGCCTGATGTGCGTCTTTTATGAACTTACAGCCTTTAAATGTATCTCCACAGGGAACTTCGTTGAGAAGATTTAGTTTAGAATTTAGCGAAGCAATCTGATTATTAATGTTATTAATTTCTGAAATCTCAACGTCCAACTCGGATTTTAGTTTAGTGTACGATTCCTTTTTTACTTTTAATTTATCAATATCAAAATTATCAATCTTCTCTTTTGAACTCAAGATTGACGCTTCATATAATTTAATGCTTGTTTCTAAGTCGTTTAATTGCGATTGTGCATCTTGAATTTGGGAAGCTAAAGTATTATATCTCTTTTCTACAACATCGTATGACTTATTTGAAACGGACTTATTTGCTTTGTTAATTTCATTCTCTTGTAAACCCTGCTGCTTGATAATATCTTCTAACGCAGTTTTAAGTTCTCCTAATTCTCTATTCTTATTTTGTAATAGTGTATTACTATGAATAATATTTTTGTTACATTCATCAATAAATGCATCATAATCATTCTTCTCTTGCTTCTTAATTAGAGCCTTTAGCGATGCACTTTCTTCCTTTGCATGTTCTAACTTTTCATTAAAGAAGTTTAAATCTAGGAAGTTAGTTAGGATTTCTTTTCTTGTAGTTGAACCATCATTGATAAATGATAGTGATCCAAACTGGCTTGAAACAGATGTTAACAAGAAATCATCGTATGTTCCTAGTAGATTACGAATAGATTTATCAGTATCGCTTCTATCAACACCGTTGAGTTTATCACCACTAGAAGTGAAATCAACAGTTGTTCTACTCTCAGTTACCATTTGACCTTTTGACTTCTTTTTACTCTTCTCAATCTTGCGATGAATAGTATACTCGTCATTGTCAATAGAAACCTTTAGTTCAACATCTGCATTTGCTTTATCGTTGTTTACTAGGTTTAGATTCTTACGAACATTCTTCGTCGTAGAGTTAAAGAGTGAATATAATAGACAATCAATAACGCTTGATTTACCACTATAGTTAGGCCCGAATATGCCAACCACACCATTT